TGTCCTGCTCAGGGAGCAGACAGGGCTACCCAGCATTGCATGGGCCTCCACACTTGCCCCTTACAGAGGAACAAAATTAGAAAAGTACTGTCAAAAACATGGATATTACACAGGAAATAATAGTGATATTCCTAAAGACAGCTACAGAATCAGATCTGTTCTCGATTTTCCCAGAAAATGGGTAGGGGAGTCTTTAACCAAAAATAATCCCGATGCCTGGATGTCGAAAGAAGAACAAGAGACCTACAAGGATAAATTAGAGGCATTGATGCATATGTTCAGCACCTTCGCCCTTATTCCTAAAGGTCATTTACTGGCGAAAAAATTTCTGGAAAACAGTGATCTTACATCTTCCAGTATAAGAAGCTTTTTATTCGAGTACAGTCAAAAAGTCAGATACCATATGTATGATAACGATCTGTATAGCCTCTAACCCTCAAGGAGTTTTTTCATGAGATTTTTAATCACGGGCATTACCGGTTTTGCAGGGCCCCATCTAGCCAACCTCCTGGATAAGGAAGGGCACGAAGTCTTCGGAGCAATAAGATGCTCTAACGGGCGGGAGACGGATATTTTAGACACCGTAAACGTCAATGTCTTCAACAAAATCACTTTCTTAAACTGCGACATCACCAACAATCACAATGTTGTTAATGTCTTCAAAAACTATAAATTTGACGGGGTCTTTCATCTTGGCGCCCAGTCTCACCCACCCACATCTTTCAAAGACCCTGAATTAACCTTTACCACAAATATTGAGGGATCGGCGAACCTCATAAACGCTATTACTGAAACTCAGAAAGACACCTGTAAGTTCATGTTCTGCTCAACTTCTGAGGTCTATGGAAACATCGGCATGGACGGCAGAAAAATAACCGAAGAGGATTTCATACAGCCCGCAAACCCTTACGGTGTTTCAAAGGCAGCAATTGACCTCTATATGCAGGAAAGAATGAGAAACGGGTATCTTAACGGATTCATCACCAGGTCTTTTTCGCACACGGGCCCGAGAAGAGGAAAAAACTTCTCCATATCATCAGATGCATACCGTCTGGCTTTAATAAAATCTGGAGCCAAAAGTGACAATATCCTTGATATTGGCAACCTGGACACAACCAGAGTGGTGCTTGATGTCCGAGACGTTGTTAAAGCATATTATCTGTTGATGCTGAGTAAAGACAGTAACGGGAAGGCTTTTAACATCTGCGGAGAAGTCCCAAGAAAAATGGCCTTTTTCACGGATAAGTTAATTGAAATCGCCAAGGTTAAAGCAGAGAAGAAAATTCACCCGGACCTCTACAGAAAACATGATATTTTCTATCAGCACGGAGATACGACGCTTCTTCAGTCTATAACTGGATGGAAGCCCGAAATAGAAATAGAACAGACCTTAATAGACCTCTTCAACTACTGGGAGTACAAAATAAAAAATGGGTGAACTAAATCAGCATGACCTGAAAAGGTTCAATTGTAACGTTTTTATCGAAACGGGTACCGGACAGGGAACGGGTCTCGAGCACGCCTGTCAGTCCACTTTTGAAAAAATTCATACCATTGAAATAATTCCCGAACTCAGGAATTATTCAATGGACAAAATCAAAGATCTGCGGGTTACATTTCATCTCGGTAACTCCGTAGAGGTCCTTGATACCATTCTCCCTACAATTGGCGAAACCGACCGTATTTTATTCTGGATGGATGCCCATTTCCCGGGCATAGATTTCGGATTTGGTAAAGGTTACGGTAATTATGTGTACGATGAGGAAAACATGCCCTTAGACAGGGAATTAAAAATCATCGAAAAGTACCGTAAAGGATGCAAAGACAGTCTGATTATTGATGACCTGAGATTCTATGAAAATGGAAATTACCAGCTAGGGGACATCGATATTGGAAAGCCTAAGTCAGGGACAGGTTTCATAGAGCAGTACTTTAAAGGCACGCACAATATTACCAGGGATTTCAGACATCAGGGTTTCCTAATAATAACACCCATGTAAAAGGAGCACCAATGAACGACAGGTTCAATTATGGACTACTTTTATACCCATAAATAAAACTGAAAAACCCATACACATGTATTATGACTATTTAAAGAATATGGGCACTAATCAGCATTATTTTGAAAACACCTTATTTTTTTAGTCAGGCTTACGTGAAACAACTATCACCAGAGGAATGGACTCGGATATCTCTAGGGGATCTGAAAAATTTCTCAGACGACAAAGAGTTATCCGCTTTCATAGCAAGTAGAAAAGCTCATATAACCAATATAGACCTTTTTAAAGAACTCTATCTATGGCAGAAGCCCCTTAAACTTGAGTTCCCTCCTGAATACCATAACGGCTTTAATCTGGATCCTAGATTAGAAGCTGTTTTACAACTAATGAAAAAATACAACGTCAAAGACCTACTTGATATAGGATCACGGGCGGGCTATTTACTGTTCGCCGGCAAACTCAAAGGGGTAATAACTAAAGGAACTGGCGTAGAACTGGCTACCTGTTATTACGACCTCTGCCAAAGAGCCGTAAGTCATTTCAATATATCAGGGATAGACTTCATAAACAGCATGATTGAAGATTTCACTACAGATAGAAAATATGACTGTGCTGTTATTGCAGAAGTTCTAGAGCACGTTATCGATCCTTTGACCGTCTTAAAAAAGGCTAAATCACTGCTAAAAGATTCTGGATATTTAATAATAACTGTTCCGACAGGAAGATTCACTGCATCTTCAGAAGAAATAGAAATTATCAAATCAGAAAAAATTCAGGAACACGTACATTATTTCAGTCGTGACTATCTAACAGAAGTGGCTCAATCTGCGGGATTTAAATATATAGAGGCCTTCTCAATAGGTCATGGATGGACCAGCGACATATCTATATATTCGGCTTAAGAGAACTCGGGGGCTCATAAGTCAGAGAGTTTACGGGACTGTAAATAAAAGGTGCCCCATAGCCCGCTTTTCTAGGATCGTGAGCAATTTCTTCTGGTTTATATCCCCAATTAGCGCACTGCCCGGCATGCCAACAGAAGATGTCCTTGCAAAAGGCCGTCTTCCAGCCTCTTTCGGCCGTCAGCTGACAAACTTGACCATCATCCCCAAAGGTATTAAGATGCTGCTGTACTGGAGGAAAAAGGGCCCTACGAACCATTTTAAACGTGTTCCCTACTGCCTTGCAGTACACAACGTCCTCTAAGGACTTATAGGGCTCCTGAAGCCACGTAGGAGGTAATTGAGGGGCAAGGAATGCTATCTCCATGTGCCTATCCATTATTCCAGTCATTTGAGTCAACCAGGACGGGGTAAGCGCAGGCGGAAAGACGTCATTGTCAGTAACCACGTAATACTTACTTGAGGTCTCTACCATAGAATGAAACACAAGCTTGTTATAAAGACAGCCCGTATTTCTGGAATCTAAATGAAGAGACACAATCTTTTTATTGGCCAATAACTCGAAAAGACTTTTTTGGGTATTAAGGTCACTACCGTTATCAAATACGTGAATCTGAAAAGACCCGGGCTCTGTCCGCTCATTAATTTTATTGATAGATTCAAGGGTAAAGTCATATCTGAAGAAACTCGTCATGAAAATATCAATCATTTTCCCACCAGTTTGATGTAACAGCTTCTCCTGCCCATGAAACGCTCTTTAAAAAACAAATCGGATCTTTGGCTCAAAGAGGCGTATATAGTAGGTCGACTGTAATCCCCTAATTTATCTATCAGGTCAGTCAACAGCATTCTACCCTCATTGTTTTTAATGATACTTATTGCAGTATCAACAATGTCGTCCTTTTTCATCTGATGCTTATACTCATGTACCCTTTTAATCTTCTCCGGCCTCTTTAATTTCCAATCCTTCATTCCGTAAGAACCGTCAGAATACTGAATGAATTTATCCCTGTATGTAGAAAGGCTGCTGGACACAGCACCTGGAGTAATATCACGGATCTTATTAAGCATAGCAACTAACTGCTGAAGCCTCAAAGGTCTGTTTACAGACATAAAAGTCTGCTCCAGCAGCTCCGGAATAGTCGCGGTATTCATTTTCCATTTAGTCAAAACCCAACGACCAGTCCTACCTATGGACTCAATACCAAGCCCTTTATAATTACATAAAATGTGCAGGCTATCCTCACTATACGAAACACCCGCCTTGGATAAAGCAGCCCCCAGCTCCGTAAGATGCATGGGGTATCCTGTTTCATCTAAAATGCGATATACACAATGAGCAAGACTGTAAAGATCTTTCAAAGGAAAACGATACCATACCCCGTTAGAGTCCTTTTTACTCTCCATATCAGGCATAAAGCTAAAATAAAATGCCAGGTCTTCAGGAAGCGCACCCAATTCTTTTTTAATGTCCTCTTCAAGAGTATACTGGGTTTTTTTAGACAGACAAGCCCTGAGAGACTTAATCTTCTTCTTTATCTCAAAAATATTGGATGCTTTATAAAAAAAGAAAGACCCCCCAATTTCACCATATTGATACCCATAAACATCCATAAGAAAAACCACGAGGCTCTCCTTATTAGTTGTCGCATAACTCTTCAAAATATGAAGGGTATCTTCTTTAGTTATGAAATTCCTGTTTTCCATATTCTTCTCAAATAATTCGAACAGAGTCTTATTAGTCTTACAGACAATCCGAGGAGTTTTTAAAGATTTCCCTTCCATTAACTTTTTTAGCTGATGTATGATGACAAAAACAATTTGTCGAACTCGTTCCCTGGTTATTTTATATTTCTCACCAACTTCAGACAAGGTTCGGGGCTCAGAGCCATCTAACCCGTATCGGACTTTAAGAATATCCAGCCAAAAAGGCTTCTCCAAGTGGGTGAAATAAACCTCTATTAGCAATATGAAGGCTTTAAAAATATCGGATGTAGGCTCTGCCAATACCTCAATTGGGCTCTGAGCTCTGGTAGCCATGCAGCCTTTAGGGATATGTTTAAGCACTTTTTTCTGCTTTGAAATATTCATCGCATATATCCACACATAAAGCGTCTATTTTTTCAATCTGAGGGGCCTTCTGAAGAGTCGAAGTTGCATAAAGGCTATCCAACTCCTTACCCGAGTCGCTGGCATACTGTTCAATCTCATCATAAGACATCGAACCGTTTCTGATAGCCTTTAACTCTTCCGCATCAATAGCCGTTCGATCCACATTAACCTTGCCGGTCATTAAAATTTCTTTTCCCATACGCAAGAGGCGGATAAGGTGCGCGGCATGCTTTGAGTTGCCATGAAAAGATATCTGCCCATTTCTTCTTGTTATTAGGGTCCTGTTTGGTACAGAAAAACAGACTATTCTTAAGTCTTTAACATCTACCTTATTAATATTTTTACTTCTACACAATCTATGAAATTGAGTCACGTTTTTATTCACATGTATCTGATACATGTCTATTTCCTTCTTTTTATTACCTATCTCTTTTATCTGTTTATAGGGGCCATACAAAGAGGTCTCCCAACCACAAGATAACGCTAATTCTTGAACATCATCCGCTAAACCTTTTAAGGTTGTATAATAGATTAACGATTTTAAGGAGGTATTACGAACAGTCCCATCACCTAAAATCAGGGCGTCGAATAAAAATTCTTTTAATCTTTTTGACAATGTAAAAACCCATCGGGGAATTCTTTTATTTTTTAAATCCCCACATTCTCGGTATATTTTTTCTCTGATTATCTTATCGGTTATATTTAAAACAACTTCTTCTATATCTTTGGGGCTAAGGTCATTAGGCTTTCTATTATAAATGTATAACCCACATGTCATTCTATTTTTTACGGAACTATAAAAACGAGACATGTGCCAATGAAGTCTTCCACCTTTTTTCTGACTGATACGAATACTCTTTACTTTTGCGCCATTTTTTAAAATGCACCCGTCAGAAAGATACCACCCCATTAAAGCCATAAATTGCGTATCTTTAATAGGTAAGTCCTTCAATTGAATAGGGTTTTCATATAATTTATTTTTAGATTTTATTACCTTTAAAAAATCAAATGAATTAGGCAACAAAGAAGCCTCTTCCAAAACCCAAGGGCCCTCAACTGCTGTATTCTTTTCGACTGACCTAAAAAGCAGTCTATGGTTAGGTGTAACTAAAGAATCTATATGATTACCTATTAAATTATACATGACTCCAGAATAAAGCCCTTCAAATCTCTCTAAAAAATTCTGATACTCCATCTCAAAAGGCTTTATATAACAATTTCTTTTCGTTGCGTTAAACCTGTAGGGTAAATTATCAACCTTAATTGTGGCTAGTTTATCATTTCGAAATATAAAATCATACTTTTTCCAGCCACTATCAGTTAAAAACTCTGTGTCATCTGAATAGCAATCATACCCGAATTTTTCTTCCAAGGGAGCCCGTTTTTTATTCCGGTGTTTTTTCCACTCCTCATATCTCTGCCAGTTCCTAAGGGCATTGATATATTTGAGCTCCCGCTCGGCCTGGTCAACATATTCATCCTTGATGTAATGATTCTGACCCATGGAAATAAGGGTCTTTAACTGAGACTGTAAGGCCCCCTGGAGGAATTCAAGAGCAATCGTCCGACGATCCTCTCTCAAATATTTTGCAAAGAGAGGAACAATCTGATCCCCGTAAATGGAGTCCAGCTGATTAAGGAAAGGCTCCTTATTCTCTTCCTGAATGAAGTCATACAAAGACTCGATATGAACAAGAGACTTCAACTGGGCCGTCTCAAACAGACAGGTTTCTCCCAGTCCATAATCAGACCTCTCAGGCTTACCTTTAGGAGGGTTTTTCAAATACTCCCTATGAGTTTTTATTCTGTTGAGCTGGGAAATGGCATAGCCGCTGAAAGTGAACTTACATTTCTTTGAGATAAATAAATGTGCGTTATCCAAAACACGCTGCCAGTACGGGGTGATCTTTAGTATACACCGTTCCGGTATGAAGATAAGGTCAAGCATGTTAGGATTGTTTTCGGCAATAAGGGCAATAGCCTTCTTTATGTTGTAGACGGTCTTGTCCTCACCGGCATAGCCCTGAAACTGCTCAAAGCGCTTGAGGCCGTAAAAGTACTCTTTACCAGGAATCATCACCCCTGATTTATCCACGTCACTCTCAGGGGTGCTGATCCCATAAGCCTGACTGCCAATGACACACTCAAAAATGGTGTGCTTTTCTACGTATGAAAGTTCCATTTTATCCTTACTTATTTATCGGAAGTTGAAGAAGCAGGCCGCTGCTTGACCCCTCAACCATAGGCCTCTTCCCATCCCATTTTTCAATAGCCTTCTGTGTGATATCTAGCTGCTTCCACTGCACCAGATTAGGCGTAACCGATTTAGCCAAAAGATCATTAGCCTCAGCCTGGCCCTTTGCTGCCGCCACAACTTTTCTTGCATCTGCTTCAGCCATCTTCAGCTGATTTTCTGAGGTGAGGGCGTCCTGTATGGCCTGCAACTTTTTATTCAAAGAAGCCATGATTCCCGGATCCATACGAAGTGACCCGACAAAACCGAACTGAATGAGGTCCACGCCATACATGCTTACCTGTTTATTAATCCGTTCTTTAACATCCTTAAGCATGGTCTCTTTCTTCAAGCCATAAACTTCTTCAAGAGTGTATCCTGAAGCAACTTCATTAAAAGCATCCCGAGCAATATTTCTCAAAAAGCCGTGTGTAAATAAATCGAGATTATCCGATCTGAATTTTACATAAAAATCAGGAACGGAGTCAGACTTAAGTTGGTAGGACAATGAAATATCACCACTTACGGAAGTACCTTCTTTAGTGTTGAAGGTGATCTCTTCATTGACAGAGCTGCCTTCATCCTTACTCTGTGTCCATATGGCCGTCTGAACGTATGTAGGGTATTCGAAAACCGTACTCATCCCAGGCATGAACATGACAACACCAGTACATATGGAATACTTCTGTACGCCTCTCTCACTCCCGAGATTATTCACTTTAATGCCCACATGGCCCGGGCCGATGACAGTGCAACTGGTGAAAAGCGAGGCAACAACAGCAGCAAGAATAACCTTCTTCATGACTTACTCTCCTTGTTCAATTTTTTGATGATGAATGTAAAGATCATGCTGATAACGACAATGAGCACCAGAAAAAGCAGAATGCCCGCGATAACCGCAAAGTCACTGGGCATGCTTACGAAGCTGAAGGCCTTCGCTGCAATATACAGCAACATCAGAACTACCGCAATTGCTCCGGAAATCTTCAAGCCTGTTTTCATTCTTCTTCTCCTTTATTAAAAAGCTCCTTCAATTTCCCTACACGGATCAGCCACACCAACCCGACAACCACAGCCACAACAATAGCGATTCCGATTCCTTTTTTCATTTCTTCTCCCTCTTTATCTTCCCCTTACCTTTGCATCTCACACATATTATACGCTCCAGAGACCTCATCGGCGGGTCATTTTTGAACCTAATAATCTTTATTCTCTTACCAGGGACTTTCTTCATACCATCACATGTAGGGCACAAAACATGTGTTGAGAAAGGATAATCCCTCTCACGTAAATCAAAGCAATTTGACCTGTCAAAACCCTCTTTAGTCCTTAAATAGGCCATACGTTCAAGGACATGCATAAACTCCTGACCTATATTCGGAAGTTCCAGGGAATAGGGACATTTCGACCACTTATCAAAACAGCCCTCATGATCAAAGGCTACACGGCCGTCCAGATACCAGTAGGATTCGCCGCCACTGGGCTCACAAAAACCCCCTCTAATAGATTTGCCGGTAACATTAGCAAACCAGTACCCAGGGAGCTTTTTATCACTCCACGGGGGGCAGAATCTTGTCTTGACGGTATAACCATCTCCCCTTAAAATGTGAACTAACTTTTTAAACTGCAGGCTTTGAGGTCTCATCTATACCATCCATATTAAAAATTTTTCGCAACTTGAATACTGCAATTTCTTTCTCAAGCTGGCTTTTAGAGTACCGTATTAATTTCTGTGCAAAATGTTGAAACAGATCTTTCCTGTGGGCGTACTTTTTTGACTCGTCAAGAACTATCTGAACAAGATCCATTATCAAACCTGTTTTTTAAATAGCTCGTAAGGGCTTTTAGATCCATACCAGATTTCTAAGGTCCGAGTATAGATTGGAAACATTACCAGACTCCCATGCCCTTACAAGCCATATGAGACACCCTTTTCCGGTAGGGATTTTCGGTGAATTCGAAGCCACCGTCATGACAATGGCCCCTAGTTTGGCGTATTCCGTGCTCACCCTCTACACTACGTGGTGCGGGTCTCCGCTCTTCCACCGCGTCTCAATTCGTTAGGGATAATAAGAGATCTTATCCCCAGATAATCTTTGACAAAATTTTTTGCAGCGTCCTCTGAAATAAAAGGGCTCCTTTTATTCCACATTTTAAGAGCGTGGGCCTCTGTCGTTCCATGCATTATTGCCCAGCAATTTTCATTCAAACACTCTACAAAACCGTTCGATAAAACCTGGACAAATCAATTTCTGATTCATTCAGACCTTCCTATGGACGACAAATAAGAAGGATTAAACCTTGACGTTAGTTTGTCCTCAAAGGTAGCGTAACTGCCTCCGGGATCCTCTATATTTTTATTAAAAATAGAGGAACATCTCTCAAGGTTTTTCTTCAGATAAGCCCAATGCGCCCAATGGTGCCTGTGCCTGTAAACGTGAGACCATGAACTCTTCAACGAAGTTTTCTTAGTCTTACATTTACTCTCTTCTCCACTTTGGAGGACACTTGCAATAAACGCAGGAAGCCTATCCTTAAGTCCTAAACCTCGACGGGCTATGCACATAGCTGCAGCGTTGTGCTGCGAAAGCCCGTACATTTTTTCATATTTAAAATGGCCTATAAAAGATGTATAAGCCGGATTTACTCCTATAAGTTGAACACTTGCCTTGAAACATTTAGAAACTAATAATTTCCATATTTTATCGTAGGCAATCATATGAATTTTACGGTTAGTAACTGGGTCATATTTAGTAAGTTTTTTCTTAGACAGATCTAAATTCTCGGCAGAAATACAATAGCCTTTAAGTTTAGCATTACTGACGATCTCGTCCAACTGGATAGATATAAGATCTTCCATCTGCTCAGAGGTCAAAGACTCGGGATCACAGGGGTAGTTCTGCATCCCTTTAAAATTCCCAGACCTGTCTACTTCAGTAGTAGCTATAAGACCGAAGTTTATATCTATCCCTAAGCATCCTGTACCTATTTTCTGTATCTCTTTTTCCATGGTAAAACTAATATGAGCATACCAGGAACCGTTTTCCTTCTTCAAAAATTTATAAGATAGGGCAGTACCTTTTGACACGGCTGAATGGAAGTCATTGTAATAGGGCTTATCTGTAGTCACAGGAATGGTCACATATTTACCACACTCCTCTACCACAGCATCAGGGAGCCTGACCTGTAAGGACTCTTTTTCGCCTTCCCTATAATACTGACATAGTTGGTTCCCATTAGATTCATCTTTCGAACCTATAAAACTAAAATGGTAGTCTCTTCTCCTATTCCATTCTTTCAACCATTTTTCATGATCAGTTTTATACTCCTCAAGAGTCCACTGCTTTTTATAGAAATCCTTGGTACCAAACAGAATCTTAGTAGGCTTATGAAAATTTATGTACTGCCCTAAGCAGTCTATTTTCTGCTTCCACTGAAAAATAGAGAGCCATAATTTATTTTTGACTTCTTTAGTCAGCTTATTATCAGTCTTGATCTTTCTCTCACGCTTCTTTATTTTATCCTTAAGCCCTTTTATTCGTTCATCAGCGTCTTTTAAAGCCTGCTGATGAAGTTCTTTAGCTCCGTCTATCTTACCTTTTACTTCATTATAGATTGCATTGAAGAGCCTTCCAGGTATCTCGTATTCAGCAATATATTGAGACTTAAGGTTTTTCCAGAGGTCATTGGTGATCTCTTTATCAAATAGGCAATTATATAAAACTTTTTCTATATGGCTATAGTAGTTCCCCATATTATCCAGGACTGGGTAGATATAGGTATCCTCTATTTTTAATTCTACTGTTTTAGTTAAGGATTCCATCAGCCATTTCCTTCTTCTTACGCCTGTTTTCAGCACTTCTCTTTCCATATATCTTAGAGGAGAATGAAGATATTAAAGATAGCATGTCCTCTACCAGCTCGTTTTCATAAGATTTAGGTAATGTCTCTTCTACTACCTCTAAGGCTACTCCGTGACTATCAAAAAACTTCCTGAGATAGTTTAAATTAAACCTAGCTAAACGATCTTTATGTTCAACTATCACTTTGAATATTTTACCTTCAATACAAAGATCCATAAGTCTAAGTAGTTTAGTACGCTTGTCGGACATCCCTGATCCTACCTCATCAAAGGAGTACTCGACGTTATATTTTTTAGATATACAGTAGTCAAGCATTCTCCCTTTTTGTCTATCCAGGTCGCCCTTTTGTTTCTGCTCATTAGAAGACACTCGGCAGTAGATAGCTACTGATTTGAGCACTTCTTCAGGTTTATCTATACCTTGGAGAGCTTGAACTTCTGATAAAAGATACCTACGATGCCCTCCTTTAGTCTTAGCCGAAATAATCTGATTCTCGGATTCCCATCGTCTAAGAGTTTTTTGATCCACACCAAGCATTTCGGATGCCTCTTTTATATTTATCAGCCTATCCATTTTTGGGGGCATCCTGCTTGGAAACAGACTGCATTTTTTTCAAACGGAGTCCTTGAAAACCTGCATGCTCATAGCACGGGTTACAAGACTGTCTTTTACCTTTATGAACGCAATAATCACAGGGATCACTGGAGCATACATCATTGGGGTCTTTACTCTTCATTGTGTTCCCTTTTCTTCACGACACTATTATGGAAGGCCAATCCTATTTTGTTTCCCTGAAGGCAAAGGACGACCCCTCCGTCCCAATAATCATTAGTAGCAGCGTTACGTATAAAGAAAGCACTTATTTGAATAAAAGTTTTATTTGTCATTGGATAAAGAGGGACTGTGTACCTTCTTTTGTCATTTCTCTTTCTCCCCGCAACCAAATTACCGTACATATTACCCGGTTTGAAAACTAACGGCTTTGCGTCCACGTTGCAATCATAGACGGGGCTTGCGTTTAAGGGCATGTTGTCAATTACGAAATTGGCTGTTTTCATGCTGACTCCTTGATTTTAAGGTATCCTTCAAAATGACCCCCACAGAATGAGCATTGCTCACAACAACAATCTTCTTTATTCTGAAATCCATGAAAACCACATAGACACAAATATCTTTCTTTACACCAACGAAAGAATTTGATCACGGTACGGCTCCTTTGTTTTTTTGATATCTACAGTTATGACGGGAGAATTAACCATATTATACTTACGTCCACATTTTTTACAGGCCCATTTACTATTGAGAAGTTCCATATCATATGGGCACATCAAATTTATTTTCTTACGAATTTTAGGCGTGTTTTCTCCTGTTTTGGTTTTAGCGACGGTTATAAGTGTTTTAATTTTAGTCATTACAACTTTTTTCTTTGTTCAGGAAAAAATCAATAGGTTTCTTTAGATTTAGTCACTGTTTCAAACCTCATTATTATTCAGCATATCCTTAAATAGATCTCTCACCTTATCATAAGTTTTCTGGAATTCTTCCACAGTAGGAGCCTCTTCGAGTTCTACCATATGTGGATAGACCCTACCATCATCCAGTTCGAACTCTTCTTTAGTTACCCTGACTACCATATGTTTCTTCTCCATGCCTGTATACTCCTTATAGAAATATTTAAAGATTATTACGAATGTCCAGATTTAGGTAAATATGTTCAGAATTTCAGTCAACTACTTGCAACCCCACTTCTTCCCGCGAATAACTTCTGTATCATGCAGAATATCATCATTTCCACAAAAAGGGCAGGACTTTGCCTTATTCTTTTTCATCTTCCCCCGCCATTTTTAGCAGATTATCTAAAATCTCATTCGTATAGCACACACACTCATCATTAGGATAACCACACGCCTGACATGTACAACACGGGCCGTGAGTAGGTGCCTTGGTCGGCACCTTAATCTTGGACCTGATAACCCCATACTCGAATAAATAGTCAACAACAGCCTGTAGTCTCAATTCATGAAAAGTAAGGCATTCACTATCTCCTGGGGGCAGAGCTCGAGAACAGACGGGTCTCGCCATGCATGCTTGGCATTCCTTAGAGTCGTTCATGAGTCCTCCTGCTCCGTAGCCTTCATATTCAAAACCGGCTTGATCCTATTGACCTTCTCTTATCCTTTTATCACAGCCAATGGAGTCAATTCTATTTCAATATTAACAAGATCTGCCTGATTAGCCATAACTATTTTTATATCTTTATAAGCTGAGGTAGCCTCATCCAAATTTTTTTGACTCCTTATAGAATGTATAATGCCTTGATCTTCAAGTATCTTAATTTCATTTTCTAAATTAAGAGTTCTCTCAGCCTCTTTTCGTCCCATGGCACGACCAGCCCCATGTGAACATGAATTAAAAGAATCAGAATCACCTTTTCCTTTAACGATATAACTCTTTGTTCCTTGTGAACCAGGAATAATTCCCAACTGACCTTCTCGAGCAGAAGTTGCCCCTTTACGATGAACTATGACATTCTGACCATAATGATTTTCCCATGATGCATAATTATGGTGGACATCTAATATGGTACCAAAAATAGCCTCAGGGGCAATAAACAACACGGCCTTCTTCATGGCCTCCATCATCTGAAATCTATTTTGCTTCGCAAATTCTAAAGCGTATTTCATAGCTTCAAAATATTCTTTAGCTTCAACAGTCTCCATAGGTAAAAAAGCTAAATCCTTATCCGGAATGTCTGAAAACCAGCGTTCACATAACTGCTGGGCTTTTTTATGATAAACATCAGCTATTTTATAACCAAAATTTCTTGAGCCAGAATGCAACATAAGATACACAAACCCATCAGAACCCTGTTCCATGGACAGGAAATGATTTCCGCCCCCGAGGGATTGTAACTGTTTCCGAGCTGAATTTAATTCCTGTTGAATAATCTTTATATCAGGAGCTCGATTAAAGCCTTCCCAATCCTGATTCTCCTTATGATGATCAAACCCCAAAGGTATATATTCTCTAATTTTACTCATGATATTTTTACGGGCATCAATAGGAAGTTCTGTTAAACCTGTTTTTACAATAGAGACTCCGCATCCAATATCCACCCCGACGGCATTGGGTACTATTACCCCTTCTGTGGCCATAACACCACCTATAGGCATACCGTAACCTTGGTGGCTATCTGGCATTAAAGCAATATGCTTGAAAGCGAAAGGCAAATTAGCAAGATTCTGAGCCTGTTTAAGAGCACCCTCTTCGATGTCTTCCAACCACATTTTAATAGGAATCTTTTCAGATGTTATTACTTTTTTCATTTTTTCCTCTAAAAAGAACAAGTATCCCAATTTAAATATCCATCTAAACTATTTAATACTCTGTCTTTATACCTTTCATCACCAGAACGACTTCTCAAGACTTAGTTGATTGTTTTAAACTACCAGTTAATTCAAACATTTTTCGATCCTTCATCTATAAAAGATTCATCTTCCTGTTTTACCGTCATACCCACACAATCCATTTTTCCACGCTCCGTCAAGTAATACTTACGGATAAATTCCTCAGGAGTCAGAGGCGAGGCAATCCAATTATCGAATGAGATTTTTACGTTAAGCATGTTTTACCACCCAAATGCATGAAGTACTTACTGAAAAGATTAAGGCCAACATCAATCTCCTTATACTCCTTTTTAGTCAGGCCATCACTTCGGTCCTCAGCCTTTATCAACTCGAAGGCCTTTATCATCTTATCCAAAAGAGCATACCACTCTTCGGGCTTTTCAAATTGGCTGGGGTAACCGCAGGTAATCTTCCGAAACCTTTTTAATCTTGGCAAAAATGAAATCAGCGATGGTGTCTCTCAAGCTCCAGGTCTCAGAGTCATCAAAACCTCGAGTAATTCTCTGCTTAGAGTACGCCTTTGCCCTCTCATCATTCTTATTAATTAAGGAAAAGCATACGTTAGGAATCCCTAAATCCTTGATGTCCGGAGGTAATTTCTTAGTCATTTTTTCTTCCATCTCCCTGCTATGACGGATATATGCTCCGACAAAAGGATAAGAACGACTATGTAGACTAAATCAGCCTCTCCTTTTACAGACATCTTATGAATAACCTGCACAAAGAGGCATACAAAAACTAAGAGGCAGGTCAACATTTCAACCCATTTATACATCATCTGCAAGGCACACCCTTCCCATCGGCATCCATTATCTGGCGGGCCTGGCCACCCTCACCCACAATAAACTTGTAGCCCTCTATGCAGCGGGTTTCGGTAAGCCCATTCAACCCGTAAGATACCCCACCGTAGGACTGCCCAGATAGGCCTCCAACGGCTCCCCCGCTTTTAACCAGCCCAAAAATAAAAACCCCGAGAGCGAGCACGATCACTACCACAACAATGATTTCAATTAGTGTAAACCCTTTTTTATCCATATCTTTTTCCTTCTCCTTCTTTATTTTTTTACTGTAACTACATGAGCTGAAAGTCTTTGGGATTTTTCCCGTGATATCAAGAATAGTGCAATCCTCATTAGCCGCACAGTCTTTATGCGGACATTCCATTTTATCTCCTAGCCCTATTATACAAGGTTTATGTCTTCTTTTTTCGTCTATCTGAACGATAGACACTGTTCCACATAGCTATAGCTGTTTCCATCTTTTCCGTTCGAATTATATAAGGGCAGTTTTTTAGACTCAAACAATAAACTACCGCCACTTCCCGGCCACCAAAATCCTGATAGTCAGCCACAACATCCTTACAACCGCACACACAAGGCCCCAGATGTTTTTCATGATGCCTTCTCTCCTTGACCTTCTTCATTCTTAGAAATCCTTTCTAAAAGAAAAACAACAGCGACCTGGCAGCTCACCAGGGCACCAGGCACAAATGGGTGATCGTGTCGTTTCATTTGTGGAATCAAGCCGCTAAGCCTATAATTCTCGCCGTTTTTTGATTTTATCAATGCAACAGGATACTCTATTATCAAGGTCTTTATCACCAAGCACAATAAATTGCACGGGTTTAAAAATCTCCATAGTAGCACGGATCATTAAGTCGGCCTTAGACCTCCAGGATTCCTCAAAATGCTGCAACGGCCGCACGCCGTCATCAACAGGCTTTAAAGTAGGGCATAAATGAAAAATCAAGTCGTAACGCGGTATAGGGCAATTCAGCTTAACCATCTTCTTGAAAACGTCATTAAAAAACATTATCTCTTTAGAATCCCTTTTCGGAAATTCACAGCAATAAATAAAACCGAGAAATATAGGCGAATCAGTAATCATTATATCTAATTTATCGTTGCAGACTGAGTCTTCCCATTCCGTCTGTTTTTCGAGTATGCGGTACTGCTCAAAAATACTGGTAATGTCACCATGTTTTGAGATGTACCGTCGTGCATACTCCTGAACAAGCTCAACCTGTCTGAGCCCTTCATGATTACGACATGAAGCGGCCAAGGCTCTCGAGAGAGTCGTTTTTCCAGCGCCGGGAACCCCCGTAATGCCTACTTTAATCATACCTTTTATTCCATTTGGCTAAAACCACAGGCCATTTATCATAATTCGTTCCGATATAACATATGGAGCAGTCTATAGAAAACTGATCCCCGGCATAGTAATCCCCCACATAATCCTGATGATACACATCAGGCTTACCCCCACAATGAGCGCAAGGCTCACACAATAACGATAAGGCACTCAATTTACCATGATAATCAATCTTAGAAGACATTATTTCGTCATAATTCGGCATTTTTTTAACCCATTGCTTTATGTAAAAAAAGTCTCCCATAAACAAGGCCCTTCAGAAATAGGATTAATTCGGCGCCACACTCGTCTGAGGCACTTAATACTTCCATATTCCAGCCTAGAAAATCTGTCATCTTATCGTTTCAATGAAAATAGGAGTAAATTCCCCCACGTAGGCACCTTCAGTATTAAATGAAAAGAATTCCTCTGCAGAGTCATTATCCATATCCTGCTCCAGAATTTCAATACATCTGCCACGGTCGTAAACAGCACAAGGTTCTTTAGTATAAGAATTACCTATACCAATAAAAGCGGCATCAAAGCCATCGGCCAATAAGATCTTATCGATGTAATCCGGGTAGAAATTTTCGATAAAAGAAGTAATAGCCTTCCTATCCATAGGCTTTTCCTCTTCTTTTTTCAACAAGGACTTACGCATCTTAGACCTTTCTGGTGGCCATTTCTTAAGCCTCTCACCACACCGCAGGCATATGAAATTAGTGCCGTCCCGTTTGAAATCTCTTAATCTGCCAGGAAAATACTCATGCTCTATATAACACAAGAACTTATCTAACACGATCAGTCGTCATCCTTTATGGCATTAAAGTCACATCTGATTTTATCACCATTATTATTATATTCCAGAGAAATTATTTCCTTGAAATCAGATATATACTCAAAACATTTCTTAACGTGATCACTAATCTCACCATCTTCTTCCATTAAAAGCCAGAACAGCCTCTTTTTAAAGCCCTCTGCCCCGCCATGGGGACTATAGAATAACCTCTTAAAAAGATCAAAAAAGCCGTCAAGATCAAGGGCCTCATTCTCTTTAAGGGCTTTTAATAAAGCAGGCCTGTATTCTGTATCAAACCAATCATAGGCATCATAACCCATCAGTACTTCACTCTTTTCCGAGCCTTTTCCGCTCTTATTAATATCTTTTTAGCCAATTTCAAAGCCTCTTTCCTTGAAATTGGCTTACCTAACAATGACTTATCAGAATTATCAGAGCACCTATTGCAAGCCATAGGAAAATATATAAATCCTCTTTACGAGTAAATTTCATGGAAGATATATATATGATAATACTGAAGATTATGGCAGGAATAAAGTTAAGGGTTAAATTTCTTATAACATGTTGATTTAATTACATACCATAGTTTTTGTCTGCACTGACGGTATTTTCTGCAGATGACCCATAAGTTTACATAAAAAGTCTTCCCATGAAGTCTCATCAAGAGATACTTCTTTATACTCCAGGCGCATAAATAATACAATGGCTTTTATTAAAAGATACTCACTAAAGTGAATGGTTAATTTATTAGGATCGTACTATTCGAATATTTAATTACAACTAAAGGGCATGGTAGGCTTTTTAGGATCATAAGAAAAACCAATAAAAAAGGCTCCTGGATTTCTCCAGGAGCCCTTTTTAATCACTTTTCAGCGATTATTTACCGGGTGATCTGAACCCTCACCAAACCCAGGGGGTTATGGCAACCAATACCCAAATTCTCAAACACCGAGAATCCAATGGTACGGTTACGGGGGTCATCGGCAGAAAGAACTGTTAATTCTGTGCGGACAGGAATCCGCCCAAAAAATTCAGGTTCTGCACAGACATAGATGTATCCAACCGGGACCCTACGAGAGACGATTATCTGAGCACCCCAAAGGGTGGCCATCAAACCAGTCTTAAGAAGGGTTGCCTGAGTCTCGATGTCAAGAACATCGCGTCCCCATTTACGGATATCGGTATAGTCAGTCGCGTTCACAAAAACTCTTGCAACGCGAAGGTCATGACGTTCGATTTCCGCAAAGGCATCTGCGAGATCTGACGGAGTTACCGGGGCACCAGCAAGGACGTCTGCATTCGTCGCACCGATGTTGTCAAAACCATTTGCAGCAACTGCATCCAGAACTGCGAAGACGCGATTGTCTTCTTCAGCCTGAATTTCAGCTTTTGCAAGGTCCTGGCTACGTTCGATGAGGTCGAACCGGCGTTCCTTGACCTGTGTCAACGGAATCTCAGGGTTGCTTGAAATCTCGAAAAGCGGGAAAATGACACGGCGAGGCTTCTGAATGGCCAGAATATTCTGACCCTCTTCGCCAACGACGTACGCTGTCACATTCGCGTCTTTATCGTAGATCGGAAGTGCGCCGTCCGGGAGCTGTTCCACCAAGAAGGTCTTGCGACCGACAGAGGTGTAGTCTCTCCTGAGACGTAGAGGCTGGGTCATCGACGCAGCCAACTTAGCACGACCGCCAGCGGTCTTCATGAACTCAGCGATAATCTGCTGTTTTACTTCATTGCTAATTACATCGGGCATTGAGACTCACCTCCTCACACTCTAAGTTGAACAACCATAAACGGATCGGTTGTTGTTGGTTTCTGTAGGACAATTCCTACGATGGTCATGTTCGCAGCTGTACCTGCAGCAGCGGCTGCCTGGTTGGCTGTGGTCAGACCTGTACTGTTTGTGAGAAGACCGTTACGCGACGCATACAGCTTATCGCCGTAAGCATACGTAAGTGCTCCTCCTCCATACGTGATGGTCTCATAAATGTCGGTTTTGAACACAGTGCCTGAACCGTGTGCATAGACGACCTTATTCGACGCAACCGCAGAGCTTGACTCATACGGATTACCCACTGCATCGTTGACAGCAATACCGACGACCTTATCGGACGTAACAGTACTGTCGCTTCCCAATGCTGCGATTGCAGGACCGATAAGACCTTCACCGGCCGCACAAACCACACTGCCCGCCAGAATACCTTTATTGGTACTAGCGTTCAGACGTGTGTTACCAGTCCTTTGAGCGTTGCCCACGCGATTGTCCTGTGTCAGCGAGTACGTTGTTTCAATAGACCCGTAGGTATTGAACGTCTGGCGATACAGTACTTCACAGTGGTTGTTTGGAACTGGAAGATTGGAATCCATAGTGTTTTCACCTCCTCTTTCGGATATTAAGGGAATAACTATCAGGGATCCCCCATACAGGAGATCCCTGAATTTTTATCTTACTTAAAAGCTTCAGAAACGTCCGGAGGACAATTCCACAGACCGTCAAGGGAATTTGAACCCGTTGAAGCCTGCTTCACAATCCCGCTAAGTTTCTTCGCACCCATTTTCGGGGTGGTCTGTGCGAAAATCTGGTCAAGAAGATCGGTGCTGGCGGTGCAACAATCGTCGTCATCGTCATCATCGTCGTCTTTCTTCTTCTTCGCTGTCTTCGGTGCTTCAGGAGCGACAGGGGCAGATGCTGCCTCTTCTTCCGTCTTTTCCTCTTTCTTCTCTTCCGCAGCGGTCACTTCATCCTCGTCCTCATCGTCTTCGTCGTCCTCTTTTGCAGGAGCAGGGGCGGCCTGAGGGTTCGGGGCGTTCTGATCCGCTGCAGTTGCAGTGGCTTCATCTTCGTCCTCATCCTCGTCCTCGTCTTTGCATGCAGAAGCTGTGGCAGTTGCCTCATCTTCATCCTCGTCTTCATCGTCCTTCTTCGCAAGTTCCTCAGCAAGTTCAGCCTGACGCTGAAGAGTTGCAAGGATGCAGCGCTCCGGGAGATACATAAGATCGGTAGCCTGGGCTTCGACGAGATGATCGGTTGCACCAGGAAGCATTCTCTGTGCGACAGTGATACACTGAAGAGCTTTTGCTTCGAGCTTGCGAGCGGCCATAACAGCCTGCTGCTCAGGAGCTTCTTCGCCTTCAGGTGCAGGAGCAGGTGCCGCTGCAGGTGCAGGAGCAGCCATCGGAGCCGGTCCAGCGGACTCAGAAGGAAGACCAACTTCATTACGGCCTTCACCTTCCCACGGCTTACGTGTGTCCTGGTCTTCGGCCCATGTTGAAGGATCACCAGTGTGATACTTTTCAACGGGGTTGTTTGTATGTTCCTGATTCATGGTGTACGGATCAGCTTTCTTGCTGATCTCAGCAACCTTCTTCGCATCCCAACTTAGTCTCTGACGCATGTGAAGCCTCCTATTAAGGAAATTTGTTCGGATTTTACAGATCTTATTTTTATTGCAAATTATTCATGTATTAAGAGATTATTACAAATACTTCAAATGACTATGTTTAGGCTTCCCCGTAGCTATCCATAAGCTTCAACCAAACTACTGATTTATTGATCTCTTCATTGGATAATTTTCTCCCTGACAATTTCTGAATTGCAAAGGAGAGTTTATCAAGAGTCATACCCTTAGTGCCACTCAGAGAAGCCACAGCTTTTTTAACATCTAGCGGAAGAGGGTTTTTAAAGCATCCGTCAAGGCTAGATAAAACCGCTAGAAAATCTCTACGGTTATAACCGTAGTCTTTAAGAGCACTCATATCATTACCGGTCAGAATCATGTAAGTCCCAAACTTCAACTTAGAATAACTCTTCTCATCTAAATGACCAGCAGTCTTTTTAAGGTATTTATCCCAGCTGTTTTTCATCGACCACATCTGCTTAAGAGCCGTGGAAGCTGTCGGTTGAATCAAACTCTCATCAAGACTATCCGGACCAATAGGCCCCTCTTCATCTTCACCAGATAACTCCGAAGAAATCTCGTCGCCAATCTGTTTTAGAAGTTTCTGCTTAATTTTTATCTTCCACTGCTTTAAGTCGTCCCTACCAGGCTCTTCAGGAAGGGCTTCTTCAGGAGCGGCTTCCTCAGGAGTACTTGCAGGATCTGCAGGAGTCGCTTCATCCGCAGGCGCTTCTGCAGGAACCTCACCTTCAGGAGTCCCACCTTCAGCAGGAGCTTCCGCAGCAGCAGGGGCATCTTCTTTAGGAACATCACCAGCCCACGGATTCTCAGGAGTTTCTTCTTTAGGATCTGCGGCTAATTTTGCTGCCTTAAGAAAATCAGAGGCATTATATGTGTAGGCTTCTTTCTTTTCCGCTTTCTTTATCTTTGCCAGAACATCTTCAGGAGGAGTAATCACATTCCGAACAACCGCCCCAGTAAAAGCGGGATTTGCAACCCAGGAAGCGTCCATAAACGTGACGCTCTCTTTATCATTTATATGACCGCATAATTCAGCAACTTTTCTCTGAACGCCGTTATCATCATAAAAAGTATTATTCTTCTCATAACGGACATGCTCACAGGACTGTGTTTCATCAACAGCCTTATTGCCACATTTAGAGCAAATACTGAAAGCAATTTTGCAACCCATACTCAAGGACTGCATCTGTTTACTTTCAATCTTTGCTACAAGGTCTTTATGCTTACGATCAGTAGCTACCAGGATATCAACATAAAATGTAGTAAGATCCTTACCTTCTTTTGTCTTACCTACAGGGACTTCCCTCAAAGCGGCATCAATAACTTTACCTTTGGATAATTCTTTGATCTGAACATGTTCTAAGAAATTATCGGCGCCGATAAAGGTTCTGTATGCATTGGCCAAAAGAGTTTTAGTCCAAGCATCCCCATTATTATTAACGAACTTGGAGTATTCAGGCTTAATTAAGTAATCTTTGTAAGCACTCTTAGATGTTGGGGCTTCATCAACATCCACAGCGGCAATAATACTGCAATGACTAAGAAGATATTTCTCAGGGGAATACTTAGCAATAACGGTACGAGCAACTTTTGTTCTGCAGCTATTTGTACCACAGGCACATTTACCTTTATGCCCGCAGCAGACGGATTTCTGCCATTGCTCTGAAGTAACATGTGGCTCAACTACTGTAGCGGAGCCGTAGCGCATCATCGCCATGATTATGCCTTGATAAAATTATGGATTACCGAATAGGCCATTTTCTTCTTGGCTTCCTTCTCTTCTTCTTTTTTTACTTCAGGAAGATTCTGGCCTTCCTCAACTTCTTTCTCTTCTTTTTCTTCCTTCTGATGCAGGGCCTTCTCAATCATGGCTAAGGCGTTATTGATTCTCTTTGTCTGAACAACGGCAAGAGGGCCCTCAAAGGCGACACTTTTCACAGAAGGCTGTTTCGTATTGGTAATACGGTAAAAGACGTCATCGCCAATTTTGTATTTGAGAAGAAACATACTTATTCCTTTTCAGAAGGGTTGTAAACCTTTTGGACAGAAGACCTGATTATATGATCAGAACAATAATTTCCGTATTTATGAAAAATCTTATCGTAAGCCCTAAGATCCGATAAACCCTCTTTTTTGCATGCACAGATATCCTTAACCAGTTTACCAACGACATTCGTAGCAAAGGTATGTGCTATGCGAATGCCCATTTTATCCTTTGCGGTAATAACAAAAGGCATAGGCTTGGTCAAATCACGGCTCGGGGTAATCCTGTGCGGGAATTTACCATTTGTCTTTTCAGACTTGGTCTTCTCATAGGAGCTGTAACCTGAGTCACAGCAGACGGAAGGCATGCCAAAAATAGCCGGATTCACCTTTACCAGAGTCTCAGGATCTTCAGGGGTAGCATTACCTACAGGCCACTGAACCCACACCTTATAAGTCGTGGGTGTAACCTGTGTCACAATTCCTGTGTAAGGAGTGACATTTATGTCAGTAACGAATTTGCGGACACAGCAGCCTACAGGAAAGTTTTCCGGGGCCACTGCTGAAGGGTACAGAGCGGGCATTTAAAAGCTCCTTTCTTAGAAAAAAAGGAACCCAGGTAGAGTTCCCGGGTTCCTTACCTTAATAAAGGAACTCTTAGAGCTTCTGATAAGCAAGCTTAACGGGCGTCGGGTTACGACGAACCGTAATAACCTGCTCAAAATTGCTCTTGTTGTAATCGTCCATATAAGGTTCATCGGCTTCACGATTACGGACGTTGTTATTGAAACGGCCAGCCATGTATTTCGCTTCATCCGCATCAAACTTGAGGGTTGATGCATCGCGCTTTCCTTCAATGACATCTGAAACCATGTCAAGCTGAAGAGCGAGCTCGGGAGAAGAAGCTTCAACCTCAGCCGCCACTTTGTCCAGTCTTTCTGTGTACTGCTTTGCATTCTGAAGAGCCATTAAAAACCTCCTTAATGAAGTTTGAAAATTTCGTATTAGATTACTGTATAACGACCTTTTTGTTTTACTACTCTTGTGCCGCCTGGAGCACTTCTTGTTTCCATACGATGCCGTCTGACACTTGTATCCATCGGTACGGCCTTAGGATCAACCTTGATTCTAATGGTCTTTAAAGGGGCTTTTTTAGGAGCTTCCTTTTCCTTCTTAGCGGCCATCTTTTGAGGCTGCTTTAAGGTATCCAATAAAACCTGAAACTTGCTTGCGTTGATCTTACCGTCATAAATGCCACGGTCAAACGACTTTATAGCCATGTGAAGAGCATCCTCACAGGCCACATTCGGGCTGTATTTTGCCAGGATAGGATTAACAAGTGTCCTGGCATACGTCACAACGGTATCATAGTCGCTATTTATGAGATCTTCCGGCCCCCTGTAAGGAGCTTTGTTATCAAATCTTTTATCAGCCCGCTCATCTACGACCCTGTTATCATAATTGAAATACTTATAGGCGTTCTGAGTAGTCTCAGGGAAGCTATTTACATAGTTTCTTACTACATTTGGAACTAAAACTATGACTTTCATATAAGTACCTTCAATTGCTGATGTTGCAATTTTACGATGTATTAAGAGATTATTATCGAATCTGTCCTTCAAGGAAGTTTTTTACAACCTGATTAGCAAAGCGAGTATTAACTTTATCCGGCTTTGCATTATCAATTTTAATTCTTAAATCCTTAATCTTCTGCATAAGGGCAAAGGCGTCACTGCTCGCTTCCGTCACGTCCTTATGCAGCTTCTCATCAGAAATTTTATTAGCCACAAGGCCATCTTTCAGCTTACTGTGAGCAAACTCCTTTAAACCCTCAACAAGAGTATCCATTACTCCAAGAGCTTTCTCAACAGATACCCCAAGGCCTTTTTTCTTCGGCATAATAAATCTCCTTCGATTAAGAAGGCGGATTAAGAGATTATTATGAATCCTTTAATTTAAGCGTCTTCTTCAAACTCTCTTTTTGTTTCCGCCTTAATTCTTTAATAGCATCCGGAGTCTTCTGATAGTCCTTACCTTTTTCGCCCCGATAATCCTGCATGTAATTTTTCATGTAATCATCCCGCTCACTCTTATTTTTAAGCGAGGGTTTACGCCTTGGGGGCTTTATAAGAGGCGCCGCCTTAAACTTCTTTACGACTTCTCCTGTAGAAGCCTCTACCATCTCTCTAATAATATCGGGGATTGATGTACGCATTACTTAGCCCCACTGATCATTTTATCCATAGCCTGAGGATTATCCTGGAAATACTTAAGAATCTTGGCCAACTTCACCCTTTGTTCCGCTGTCATCTTATTCTCCGAACTAAATCTGGAAGCACCTTCCGCAGGAGGCGTCTCCTCAGCTGTCATCTCTAACTTCAGATATTCAGCCATCTTCTGCACAAGATCGGTCTTCTCAACCAGGGGCGCCGCCACATTGGTATAAATATTCCGCATGACTTCATTGAAAAGGCTATCATTAACCGTGAACAGATCTTTCTCAATCTTAAGCTTGGTCGACTCAGGGTCAATGTTAAGAATATCAAGAATAAGGTCAATGGAAATAGACCCCTTCTGATACAACTGAAAGGCTGCATCAAAAAACTGTTCATTATCCCTAATAGCCAGCCGTGTGAAGCTCAACCTGGGGTAAAGAAGTACTTCATTTCCATACTCATCGTATTCTATGAAGCCCTTTTTCTTGGCCACAGGCTTAAACAAATAGTTTTCTACGTAATCCTGCATGATTTCCCTGAATAACAGGTACTCGGTATTCATGATTTCCAGAGAGATCTTACTCCCAGAATATGTGCCTTCACCAGTCAGAATCTCTCGAGTAACACCTAACCCGGCAAAGAGCTTATTCATGGAATCTTCACTCTCGCCAGTTATGTCCAGAAGGCGGCCGCTGGAACCCATTTCTTCCCAATGAATTTCATAGTTGGCTATGATGGAAAAATCGGGGTCCACAAGCGCCATGTCAACCTGTTCTCTGAGATTATCCACGTCTGTAGGATTCAACCCGTCTGACCACACGACACGCATAGGGGTCATATGGCGAGAAGCAATAGATGTCTGAGCCTGTCTCAATTTATCCATGAGGACGAGGGTATTGATACATCTCTCAATAACAGATACACCAAGAGGCTCATACTGAGACTTTTTACGGGCAAGATGATGGACATGAGACCCTGTATAAGGGTCGGTATCCAAGGGGATAACCCCACTCATCCTTATTTTCTCTTGAAGCTCTTTTGAAACGTAATTTTTAACCTTTTTTGTCGGGCTTGTAGGGTCAATAGGGATGTCGGAAGTAAGAAACTTACGAGTTTCGGGGTCAGGAAGATATTCAATGGCCACATCATCTGTGAGAGGCAGTTTTCTCACTCTAACCTGGTCTGGCGGTAGAATAAGTAGCTTTTTCCACCCTTTGTATAAAGGATCATTATCCGTTATATCAAATTTCTGCTTTAAATACTCTTTCTTTTGTTCTGCCTCACTCTGCTTTTTTGCGTATTCCTGAGGGTCATACTCTTCCTGCCACTCACTCTCTTCTGCAAAAATGAAGCAGTTATGCGTACTGAAACCAGCAACCTGATAGGTATGGTCCTCTTCTACTTCAAAATTATACACCATATCTTCATAGGTCTCTGTATCAATACTCCTAACTTTAAAAGCCAGTCCCTTATCATCTTTTATATAATAGCGCTGCATAGAGGCAAAATGGGCGCCCTCAGGAATCTTTTTTATAGAGTATTCTGCAAATGAGTAACAAGATTCTTCATCAGAAGCTGTTATAGAATAAATTTTCTCAGATCTGTCTGACCCACCTTGAGGAAGAATAACATCTCTTTCTGCTCCCTCAGTGTAATTAACTACTATGCCGCACTTAAGGCAGATATCTCTAATAGGGTCCATTATTTTACGGGAACACATAGCCACAACAACTACTGTATGCTTCTTTTCTCCCGACACGGAAATACAGCCATCAGAGTCTATTAAACCTGCTAAAAAATGCTGCAGTTTCTCTTGTGGCAGATCTATAAACCATTCCGGTACTGTTTTATTATTCTTACCGAAAGTTGTTTCACCAAAATTCTTAGACCACCATTCAATAAAACCTGGATTGGAGATGACTTTCAAATACGTCATGCCCTCTGATGTCCACTCTGTTATAGCATCCTCACCAAAGAACTTGATGAGAATATTTCTTATTTTATCTAAATTTTCATGGCAGGTCTCCTTAGCACCTATCTGCCACAGGCCTCTTCCCCATGTAACTCTGCTAGCATCACGGGACAAGGTACCATCCCCTACCCAAAATCCGGCAAGATAAGCAAAATCATTATCTATATTGATGCCATCAACTGCCTTAAGAAAGCGCCTCATTTTAATATCGTAGGAGGTATCTACCTTAATATCCTTAATAGGATACCACTTAACCTGCGAGCCCTTCTGAAAGCCTGAAGCTCCAAGTCTCTCATGGATTTTCATGTCGGACTCTTGATCCAGCGTAGATATAATGCCATGAAAAGTCGATAATGGTACGTTTAAATCCTGAGCAATCTGTTTCCTAGTCTTTATAACAGGCTCTTGAAGAGATACAAGCCAGTCTATCACTCTCTTCTTTGCCTCATAACTGCTCTCTTTTTTATGATGAACTATATCAAAGAAATACTCATATCCACCCTCGACTTTTTTATAGTGCTCTGGGTATTGAAAAGCAATATAATCCCGGTCTAAGACTTCCGTCGGATAGGTAACTCTAATATAGTCGCTCAGACTAAGGTTGCCGGCCTTCTCAAAAATAAACTTGCCGTCTCTCACAATCTCGATAGGATGCTCGTCCGTTACTGGAAGTTCTCGAAAATCTTTCCAACATTTTATTCTAAGAATATCCTCAGAAGGGCGATAAAAGGCTTTTAAGACTCTCCTAAAACGGCCCTTATCAGTAAGGACTAAATCGCCCTCAATAATATCCTGTGCTTTTTTATAGCCTTTTATAGTTCTTACTTCAGCATCCTTGCTTAAGCAGTTTCCTATTAAATGAAATTCGTGGGCCGTTTCAAGAAGAACCTTGAACAGCTTCATTTCATCACACATATCCTGGAAAAACTTAAAAACATACTCATTTTGATGCTTGTTTTTACCCTTAGGAGGAACAAGCCTAAGTTTTGATAAAGGCAGAGTTGAATGAATGTCTACGGCTCTTCCAACAATTTCATTTGAATTATAGAAAAAGCGATAGAAAGCCCTACGCTCTCTTACATTCTGCGGTTTTTCAAGAAAGTCCGTGCTTAATTGCGGCGAATAGAACTGAGCAGACTGACTGTCGACTGTATCGGCCATACGAGAACTGAAATTGCTGAAATTATTATTAAAACTCATGCCACCCATAGTCGTAGTTGTGGCATACCGACGCGCCTTTATTTCATTTTCGGTTAGCTTCGGCATCTTCGAATTGCCGGTACTTGGGATCACAGGAATATTTGACGTGACAACTCTGGTTCTCTTAGCCATTTATTTCTCCTACTTCGACCGTTTCCGGTACGGGAACTCGCACGGTTTGAGTCTTTGCTTTTTTCTTGGGCTTAATCTCAGGCACGTCTTCCATAATTACCTTATAACCTGATAGTGGCCTCAAATTATTTAAGCCCCTCACAAGAGACCCCACGACGTCCCTATTTCTTCTTATAAGCTGAATAAACCGATAAAAATCATCAAGACCGTTCATGGTTCCTGATGCAGCTCTCTCCTGTATTAATTCCCTATTACCGTTATTAAAAAGATCCTCATATTTTACCAGAAGGCCTTTAAGTCGCTTATCTAACTCTTTACCCTCTTTCTGTACTTCATCAACCATTTTATTTAGATCTGACATGCTCTTACAATCCTTCCAGCCATTTTAAGGCTTTTTAGATATTTTAAAGTCTCCTCCCGAATGACAGGATCCCCTAAATTCCTATGGAGATACCCTTTTTTCTCCAACTGAACCTTTAAATCCCCAAACTTTTCAGGGCTCAGTCTCTTACCGATGATCTCTAAACAGATACTCTGTAAATAGTCATCTACGTCTGGAAGAGACCCAGGTTCAAAAGGGTTTAGGGCCTGATCATATCGCGGGTCGTAATAGTGCGGGAAAAGGCCCTCTGAGTCATTAAGGCATTCAGGCATAAGAAGTTACTTCTGTTGTTGGTGCTGTTTAAGGCTGGATACGAAAGCCTCGAGCATGAAACGAGCTTTCTGATATTCCAGTTCCTTTGTTCTTTCCGCAGCCTTAGATTCCTCAAGTTTGGCTAAAGCAATTTTTTCGTCGAAAGCAAACAGTTCTCTCTGCAAATCGGGATTCATAGGAAAAATCTCCTTCTTGGATATGGTATGTGGATATGGCACTACTATTAAGTAGAAACGATTAATAGATAATTACAGGCAGGTTAAACCAATTCTTTAAAGCTTATAAAGCCAATATCTGTAACAATATTAACTCCCTCTGAAAAGCCATTGAATACCAGTGGATTAGGCGACATGGAATCAAAAGGCTGTAAGACGTCATCTATGTAAAACATCAATGTCGTGACACCATCAAAAGTCATCTTCCAGTTATAAAGGCTGTCCCAGGTATTAGGGGCAATAATAGACCACAAAAGCCAATTATTGTCTTTATCACACATTTTTACCCATTTATCTTCAAAGCACATAAAAATGGTAATGGCATAAGATTCTTCAGAATAACCAGCACTATCTATTTTAGGGTATGTACCCTGTTTAAAAATCTGAGATTGCCCTTCCACAATCAAGGAGGCAGAAGAAAGAGTAGGCAGCGCAGGCACAGACACAGAATACTGATAAGAAGGCGTCCTGGAAGAAATAGCAAAAGGGTGCATTAGGGCCTCAAAAAAATTGAAAAAAGTTTCCTGAAGTTATTGCAGATGTTGGTGATTTTAAAGCTATCATAATATGCCCTAAAGCACGGGCAGAAATATTTAACGCCCATGTTGTCGGACCGGTGGTTCCTATATTAATTGGATTAGAGGTAATAATGGCTAAACAGTCTCCGTTATTATTAAGGCCACTTGCTGAGTCTAATTGGACAGTTACGTTTGTACATGCTGAGTTAGTAACGGCATTTGTCCCAATAAGTGGCGTGGTATCATTCACTGGATGGGATGCTATAGTCTGTGTGACAAGAAGAAGGTCACTAAGCGTAGTTGATATAGAATTAATTGATGCCGAAGAAGTAGACGTCTGGTTGGCTGTGTTATAAAGATCCCAAGGCACCCCAGACCCGACACACCCCCTGAAAGTTATAATACAGCCGGCATTCCCGTCACCAGAGTCCGCAACAGCTGGAGCAGACATTGAGCCGGATGTTGCTCTACACCACCATGCGGCACCCGTTGATTGCCCCGCAGTCGACGTCAGTGTTATAAGAGAGAAACCGTTTGCTGTTGTTAATATCCCGGGGCTTACCGTACCCTGGCACACGAGCAACAAACCAATATCACCTGTTTGATGAGCTGGCCAATTAGGTGCTATACCTCCAGAGGCGGCAGCCACAGCTCCAGTAGCTTGCCATGTAGGAGCAGCCATAACTAAATTTCATTTCATTTTAAATGTAAAAACTGGTGAATCATTTCCTAAGTAATCGTTGTTATCTACATCTGTGTAGCTCCAGTTTGTTGCATCAATTACTGGATTGCTTGAATTTATATTCCAAGCTGACCAAGCGCCACTCCACCCATAACCCCCATTCTGGCTATTTAATTTCGGCCCAGGCGAGGGATATTCAAAAGTTTCTTCTACGAGGAGACTCATATAATTCCTATCCGTATTTTAGGGCTGAACTATACTAGCCACACAGAAATACGTCGAATCATTGGCTGAGTATATAAACCCTGTATGTGTTACATGACTTGCCGGAACTGATGTGGGCATACTTACACCGCCCGACGTATACATACTTTCCCAGCTTAAATTACGCGTAGTAGTGTCTGCATCTATCCTTATAATAAACTGCTGAAAATCGTAAGGCGATCCAGTAGGATTTGCTATTGTACAATCCGACGCCTGTAATGTCAAGGCATAGCGGTCGTAACTATTCATGTCTGGTGTAAGAGTCGTCGTAGACGTGGTTGAATAAACTCTATACCCTAAAACACCTGTGGCACCCTGAACACCCGTCACACCCTGAGGGCCATTTGCCGGGCCAGTAGCGCCAGGAACTCCTGTAGAACCCTGCCCTGTTTGGCCCTGAACTCCCGTAATTCCCTGAAAGCCGGTCACACCTCTTAAACCAGTGACTCCCTGAGGACCTGCCGAAGGACCTGTGGCGCCTGCAAGACCTGTACGGCCTGTCAAACCTGTAGCTCCCTGTGGGCCTGCCCCAGTCAAACCTATCAAGCCAGTTACACCCTGAAGACCTGTTCGACCCTGTAAACCCGTGACTCCTTGAGGGCCCGCTGATGGCCCCGTAGAACCAGCAAGTCCTGTGCGACCCTGTAAACCCGTGACTCCTTGAGGGCCTTGACCTGTAGCTCCCTGCAGTCCTGTAGCTCCAATATCTCCTTGAGCCCCTAGGCCTGTCTGCCCTTGAGAACCTGTTTGCCCCTGAGATCCCTGTAGACCCGTTGCACCTTGAGCCCCTAGGCCTGTCTGCCCTTGAGAACCTGTTTGCCCCTGAGATCCCTGTAGACCCGTTGCACCTTGAGCTCCAACACCTGTCTGCCCTTGAGATCCAGTATTTCCAAGGGCGCCTGTATTTCCAAGGGCGCCTGTGTTACCGATAATACCTGTTTGACCTTGGACTCCCGTCTGACCCTGAACTCCTGTAGCCCCTTGTGAACCTGTATTTCCGAGGGCACCAGTGTTTCCAAGAGCACCAGTGTTTCCGACAATGCCGGTCTGACCCTGAAAGCCTGTAG